TAATTGGGCAATGAAAACTTTAGGAAGAAATAGTTGGGCAGAAGTTTTAGAAGACAGCGATATGCAAGGAGTTCTTAATGCTTATCAAGATGCTGGAGGAATGGATTAATGAGTTACCAGTCAGCCTTATTCGCACGCACCCCTGACTGGGTTAGCCGAGTGGCGGCGCAAGCCGCCGGATCGGCCTAGGAGGAATTATGAAACCAGGATTATACGCAAACATACACGCAAAAAGAAAACGTATTAAAGCTGGAAGCGGTGAAAAAATGCGTCAAGTAGGATCACAAGGTGCTCCCACTCAACAATCTTTTATTGATAGTGCAAAAACAGCTAAAAAAGCAGGAGGAGGCATGATGAATATTGATGGAATGGCCGTGCCACTTGGTTATGATAATGGTGGTGATGTTGATCTTGCTGCAATAATGGCGGACATGGAAGCAAGCAAAGCTCCAACACCAACAAGTCATCCTATACAAAAAATTATAGAAGATAGAAGTCCTGTTAATCCCTATAGTGTATTAACAGATAATGAATTTAAAAGAAAAAATCCTCTAGAAATGCTTCAAACAGCACCTGGAAAAGCTCTTGAAGGTATTAGAAGTTTATTTGGTGCAAAAGCAGCAGGAGCTTCTGAGTTAGGAGATATGTTAGATACATACATACCAATCCTAAAAGCAAAAATTATAAAATTAGAAGCTGATGGTTTAGATGCAACTGGCGAAAAAAATTGGTTAGAATATTATGAAGATTTAAGAAGAAGGCAGGATTAATGGCTATAGAAAAAGAAGATAAAAATATTGAATTAGAAATTGAACCAAATTCAGAACAAGAAATAACAGTTCCCGGTGTTGAAGATAATGCTATCATGTTAGATGATGGCTCAGCCATTGTTAACCCATTAGAAGATACATCGGAGCAAGGTGCGTTTAACGCGAACCTAGCAGAATTAATACCGGATGATGAATTAGAATCATTGGCAAGCGGACTTGTTGGTGATTATGAATATGATAAAGATGCTCGTAATGAATGGTTAAAAACATACACGGACGGATTAGATTTACTTGGATTTAAATATGAAGATAGATCTAAACCATTTGCTGGTGCAACAGGTGTAACCCATCCATTACTAGCAGAAACAGTGACACAGTTTCAAGCACAAGCCTATAAAGAATTATTACCACCGGAAGGACCGGTTCGAACACAAATTGTTGGTGAAGTGACACCAGAGACAGAAGAACAATCACAGCGCGTCAAAGAATATATGAATTATCAAATTTCATACGCAATGGAAGAATATGATCAGGAACTCGATCAAATGCTATTTCATTTACCACTTGCAGGTAGTGCATTTCGTAAAGTGTATTATGACGGTGTTAAAGGAAGAGCGGTTTCAAAATTTGTTCCTGCGGAAGATGTAGTAATTCCCTATGTCTCAACGGACATGGAATCATGTGAACGTATAACCCACGTTGTTAGAATTATGGGTAACGAACTCCGTAAAAAACAAGTAGGGGGTATGTACCGCGATATTGATGTATCAATGCAACCGGTTGATAAAAATGATGCAAGGGACAAATATGATAAATTATCAGGAGCAGATCAAACAGCCAATTCGGAAGAAATTGTTTTATTGGAGTTTCATTGCGATTTGGACATACCGGGTTTCGAAGATAAGAATTCGCAAACAGGTGAAACAACTGGTATTAAGCTTCCGTATGTCGTTACTATCGATGAAGGATCAAAAAAAGTTTTATCCATTTATCGTAACTATAGAGAACAAGATGCGCTTCGCAAAAAAATACAATATTTTGTACACTACAAGTTTTTGCCTGGCCTTGGTTTTTATGGCTTTGGTCTTATCCACATGCTCGGGGGTCTCTCAAGAACAGCCACTTCAGCGCTTAGACAACTTATCGATGCAGGTACGTTGTCCAATCTTCCAGCTGGTTTTAAAGCTAGAGGACTGCGCGTTAGAGACGATGACCAACCCCTCCAGCCTGGAGAATTCAGAGATGTAGATGCACCGGGAGGCGCGATCCGCGAATCCTTAATGCTGATACCATACAAAGAACCGAGTCAAACATTGTTTGCACTTCTTGGTTTTGTTGTGGAAGCCGGTCAACGTTTTGCAGCCATTGCAGATCAAAAAATGGGTGAAGGTTCACAAGCCAATCCTGTTGGTACAACGATGGCTATTATGGAACGTGGTACCAAAGTAATGAACGCCATACATAAACGTTTACATTACGCACAAAAAGTTGAATTTAAATTATTGGCACAAGTTTTATCAGAAAGTTTACCTCCTGAGTATCCTTATGCTGTTCGTGGCGGCAATCGAATTATCAAACAACAAGACTTTGACGAACGTGTGGACATACTACCCGTTTCTGATCCGAATATATTTTCTATGGCTCAGCGTGTAACGCTAGCCCAAACACAATTACAAATGGCGGTATCAAATCCTCAAATGCATAATATGCATGAAGCATTCAGACGAATGTATCAAGCATTAGGCGTTCGAGATATAGATATGATACTTCCTCCTCCCCAGCAGCCGCAACCAGAAGATCCTGGGATGGAAAACTCTAAATCTTTGCAAATGATGAAACTACAAGTTTTTCCTGGACAGGATCATGCGGCTCACATAAATGCACACCAAGCCTTTATGAGTTCATTTTTGGTAGCAAATAATCCACCAACAATGGGTATATTGCAGTCACATATTTCAGAACACATTTCATTACTTGCAAGAGAAGAAGTTGAAGCAAAAAATGCACAATTAATGGAGGAACAAGCCGCACAATTTGGTGGTCAAGTACCGCCAGAGCTGATGCAACAGTTCCAAATGCAAAATGAAAAGGAAATTGCGGAACGAATTGTGGAATTAACCGAAGAATTAGTCGCTGAAGAGCAAGAATACCTTGGTAAAAAGGATTCTGACCCATTAATTGACTTAAAACAACAAGAATTAAACCTTCGAGCACAAGAAATTGCGCAGAAAAAGGACATAGAAGAGAAAAAGCTTGACTTAGACGCAGAAAAACTTAATTTCGACGAAGAAAAATTGGAACAAAAGGATAAAATCGATAAAGAGAAGATCCAAAGTCAAGAAGATATCGCTATGTTGCGATCCGAAACCGCTTTAGCTCAAGCAAAGAAGCGAAATAATGATAACAAGTAAAAAAATAAATAAAATACCTTCGCAAGCAGTTGTTTTAGACGATGTTTTTTCTTTTGCGGAACGATACAAAGCAGATCCAATGGTTATGAGCGCTTGTTTAATGATTGTAGCAAAAAGTATTTATTTAAACATTCTTGGACCAAATCAAACAGCGGATATGTTACACTTATTTGCTGAAGGAGTAGAAAATTCAGTGTATAATATACATAAAGAGACTATACACTAATGTCTCTTTGCATACACTGTGAGCACGAGTGTCATCATAGCAATGGTGGCAAATGTGCATCTTGTGATTGCTTAAATTGTGAGCATGATATACAAGAAGCAGTTGACAAACTTGAGGAAGTTTTAGATGCTGACGAAAAAGTGGTTGAATTTGAATCTGATATAAATTTAACCGAACATTAGGAGGAGATATGAACCTAGTTAAAGACTTATGGGCACACTTAAAGGAGTGGTCGGATTGGAAGATGAAGGATTGGATAAAAGCGGGTATTGTCGCTATAATCGTAATTGTTGTCATTAGCCAAATTGGCGGCGGAGCAGCTTAGCCCATGTTAGGACTTTTAATAAAACCTTTACTCGGCGTCGCTGGCGACGCCGTTAAAGGATTCGTAGAAACTAAAAAAATTAAACAACAATCTAAACTTACAGAGATTAAAGCTAAGACCGCGTTACGCGAACAACAAATAGCCGGTAAAGTATCCTGGGAAGCATCAGCCGTAGACCAAATGAAAGGGTCGTGGAAAGACGAACTAATTTTAATTGTGCTACTGGCGCCAGCGTGTTTAGTCTTCGTGCCCGGAATGACAGAACATGTAGAAAAAGGGTTTATTGCTTTGCAACAACTTCCGGATTATTACAAACATTTATTATATATTGCTTGCTCAGCAAGTTTTGGAATTAAAGGAGCCGGTTCAGCCATTAAATTTTTTGGTAAAAAATAATGATGGAAAAACTTATAACGCTCTTAGTAGGATTACTAATGGCTTTAGGTGGATGGACTCTTGCAAGAACTTTTGAATTGTCAACTGTACAAGCAGTCAATGAAGATAAAATTGATAAGTTAGAAAGACAAGTTGAAAAACTAGAAAACCAAATGGATGATATGATGAAGATGGATGAGGATATTGTTCGTCAACATGAAGATTTATTTAAACAATTATCTGAAGATAAGAAAGGTAAATACGAATATTAATGATTACACCAGAACGATTAACAGCGTGGAGAATATTTCCAAGATTATTAATTACTTTGTATGGATTTGCTTTTTATAGAACAACAGAATGGTTTATGGCGCTTCCAGATCCAACAAATGCTCAATCGGCATTTGTATCAGTAATTGTAGGAGCAGGAGCAGCGTGGTTTGGACTCTATGTGGGAGGAACTAGACAAGCAATAAAAAAATCTGAAGAGGATTAAATGGATGAAGTAAGATTGGCAGAAAGAATATTTAAAATAATAAGGACTAGACAAACCCAAATTAATGAGATAATAACTAGCAATCAAGTAAAAGATTGGAATGATTATCAAAATCATTTAGGTCAACTTGAAACATTAACTTATATTGAACAGGAACTCTCGGACCTGCTAAAGAAACAGGAGCAAGACAATGAATCTAATTTTACCGAAACACGTCGCGGATAGACGCGTTAAGCAATTAGAAAAAGAAAAAAAGAAAAAAGAAGAAATACCTGAAGCATCAAAATTACCTGTGCCAACAGGTTGGCGCATTTTAGTATTACCTCATCGTGGAAAAGGAAAAACAAAAGGTGGAGTTATCCTTTCTGATAAAACGGTTGAGGAAACACAAATTGCAACAAATGTTGGTTTAGTATTATCAGTTGGACCAGATGCATATATTCTC